ACATCAGAACCCGTCTATGCAGACGTAACAAATCTACAAGCACTCGATCTAACCCAGCTGATCGAAAACGCACGCGAAGCGCGCGAACATCTCGAACAAATAAACAACGAGAAAAACAGAAGGCTTCAAGAGGCACAAAAAAACGCGAATAAACAAAAAACAGAAACACCACAAAACGCGCAACAAGAGCCTCCAGAGCCTACAGAATAATTACAAACAGGGGTTGCATACTACCCAAAAAGGGCCCATAATGGGCCCTTAGTTAATTGGAGCAACCCATGAAAACAATCGAAGTAAAACTGAGAATCAAAGAAGAACTCTATGAATGGCACAAAAATCAAGCCGACCAAGACGGCTGTGTATCATTCAACGAGTACATACGCTACGTTCTACTGAGAGAACGAGCCAATAGGGAGATGGGTCAATAGACCCTCACCCACTTCACTAAAAAACCAATGCGCAGAATGCGCATAAAAGCGAAGCGAAACACCGAGTTTACGAGGTCTATCCCAGGGGGGTTGACAGTCCCCCCTCAAAATCATTACCCTACCAGGGCGGAAAGCCACTCGGTCCTTTCCGCCATAGTGGTCCACGGACCACGACAAAAAAAACAAAATTAGGAGCCAAATGACATGCAACGACGCCGCAGAGCAGGGAAACCCGGCCGAAAATTCAAGGCCACCGCGATGCCAAACAAAAAAAACATGCCATCTGCTACCCGAGCACGTGGCGGAACACGAATGTGATCCTTTTCCCCGGACGCGGGGAATCTTTTTGACATGGCCTGCTTCTATCTTCGACCAGCATGGCGAGAGAAGCTGCCAAACCACAAAGGGAATTACGAGATAACATTCTCGAAAAAGGGAACCCAAATGGAACCCGACTTCTATATCCCTTGTGGAAAATGCAAAGGCTGCACAGCAGATCGATCGAAAGACTGGGCTATCAGAATGACTCATGAATCAACCCAGTACGACAGGAACTGCTTTGTCACACTCACTTACGCCGATGCACCACCATCACTCGAAAAGAACCACATCAAGCAATTCATCAAAAGACTTCGCCGGGAATCATCCCGGCCTATACGCTATTTCGTATGTGGAGAATACGGCGAAAAAACTCACCGACCGCACTATCACGCAATCCTATTTAATGAGGATTTCCGCGGCGGTGCTTATCCTATTGATGACCAGCTGTACGGGAATCCCTTTCTATCCCATATTTGGGGTGCAGGTAACGTCAGTATCGGTGACTTTACCCACGCATCAGCCTGCTACGTTGCAGGCTACGTCACCAAAAAACTCGACGACAAAGACACCTTCACAATGCAATCCCGCAAACCACCCCTCGGGTGGAACTGGGCAATGAAACATCAGGAGGAACTCCAAAAAACAGAAACAATAGTAATAGAGGGTCGGCAATATCCGATCCCAAAAAAATACTTCGAATGGTTTGAGCAATCCAACTTCCGACCAGGGAGTGTCGATCTAGACGATATAAAACCAAACCGCTCAAAATTCGCAAAGCCGGTCACACAAACAAAACTTAGAAACCGGCAAATAAATCACGAGGGCAAAGCCCGACTTAAGGAACACAAAATATGACAACTCAAAGATATATGTTTCAATTCATCAATCACAAAAACGGACAACGATCCGAACCCATGATCGCAGACTGGGAAAAACTCAACACAACACTCTCAGATAACGAAAAAGCAATCGATCAGGACAACTACATTCTGCTCGTAGCTCTGCTCGATCCAGAAGACCAAGAAACAATGGTCATACCAAAGACACCACTAATTAAAATCAGCTCATTTCTTGAGATGTACCAGAAAAACCAAACGGAAGAAAACACCGATGTCTGAAAGAATCGTCCAACAGCCGGCAACAGTAACGGCACAAAATCACTTTTCACAACTCCCAGCTGCAGACGTCGAACGCTCTGCATTCGATCGATCTCATGGATATAAAACTACAGTAGATGCCGGACGGCTCTATCCAATCTTCTGCGATGAGGTTCTACCCGGCGATACGTTCAGGATGAACAGCACGCTATTCGTGCGACTCGCCACACCGCTAAAACCCATCATGGATAACATGCACGGAGACCTGCACTACTTCTTCGTCCCGAATCGTCTTGTATGGGACGACTGGAAGTACTTCATGGGCGAAAGAAAAAACCCGGAAGACGATCCGGCAGATTTCACAATCCCTCAAATGACAATCGACTGCTCATCCATCGCAGGAACAATAGCCGATTACTTCGGCATACCACTCACAGAAACGTCAAAATCAGTCAACGTTACAAACCTCCCTTTCAGGGGTTTTAACCTGATCTACAACGAATGGTACCGAGACGAAAATATCGAGGACTCATTCCCAATACCCACGGACGACAGTCCAATTTCAAACTCAATACCGCCACGGCGAAATAAGCGGAAAGATTACTTCACTTCCGCACTGCCCTGGCCGCAAAAAGGCGATCCGGTATTCCTACCACTGGGCACCACGGCGCCAGTAGTATCCTCAAGAACCGGACGCCCAACATTTGTAAACACATCAGCCGAACCATTCGGCGCACTAACTCAACCACAAGGCGGCAATCTCAACGCAGGATGGGAATTCAATCCGGCCACAGATGCAGCAGAAGACGCACTCTGGGACGATCCCCACCTCGACGCCGACCTCACAACCGCAACCGCGGCAACCATCAATGACATAAGAACAGCATTTCAAATTCAACGTCTGCTCGAACGCGACGCACGCGGAGGTACCCGTTACATTGAAATCATACTCAACCACTTCAACGTACAATCGCCAGATTTCAGACTACAGCGTCCCGAATATCTTGGCGGTGGAACTGGCGCAATCTCGATCAATCCAATTGCATCAACAGTTGCAGATACTGAAGCTCCACAGGGCAATCTCGCTGCAACAGGCACCGGTGTTATTAAAGGAGGATTCAATCACTCTTTCACGGAACACGGCTATGTGTTCTGCATCTTCAGTATCCGAGCTGATCTCACATATCAAAACGGCTTGGACCGCATGTGGTCCAGACAAACCCGTTATGACTTCTACTGGCCGAGCCTCTCCCATCTTGGGGAGCAGCAAATCCTTAATCAGGAGGTGTACGTCCAAGGTGACTCCACCGATCTGGAAACCTGGGGTTTCCAAGAACGCTATGCCGAATACAGATACTTCCCCGGCAGAATCACTGGAAAAATGCGCTCAAAAGATCCAGAATCTCTCGACGTCTGGCACCTTGCTCAAGACTACGACACGTTACCGGGGCTCAATCGCACCTTTATCGCCGAAAATCCACCCGTAACCCGAGTTATCGCAGTACCTAGCGAACCACAATTTATTGTCGACGCATGGCACAGCCTTATCTGCGAACGACCGATGCCGGTCTACTCTGTACCCGGCTTGGTGGATCATTTCTAATGGCAGCAGCACCACTCATCGCGCCCACGGTATCCGTGGCAAAAGCAGGACTCCCGGCGATTTCGTCGGGACTCGGCTCAATAATAGGAGGCGGATTAGGAGCTATTGGCTCCTTCTTCGGCGCATCATCATCAGCAAAACAAGCAAAAAAACTAGCCCGGGAACAAATGGCATTCCAAGAACGAATGTCCAACACCGCTTATCAACGAAGCGCAGACGATCTAGAGGCCGCCGGATTAAATCGAATCCTGGCCCTTGGATCTCCCGCCAGTTCTCCCGCCGGCGCAATGGCACCTGTGCCAAATTATGGCGACGCATTAACAGCTGGAGCCAAAACCGCTGCAGAAAGCATGACGCAACGCGTCCAACGCCAAAACATCCAGGCCCAAACCAGTCAGGCCTCTTCAGCCGCTGGAGTAAACAAAGCCAGAGAAAACCAAATCAAGTCTCAGACAGTGATACAGGACGCAATAGCCAAAGCAGTCTCGACCGGGCAATCCGGGATAGAGCAGCTTGGCAAACTACTCATCAATCCAGATTCAGTCGGATCGGCAGTGGAGGCCGTAAAGGAAGGCGCAGAAAAAGCCTCATCCTCAGCAAAGGGCGCCATCAACTTATCCGACAAATTCTGGCAAACGAGAAAAAAGACCGTAAATGAAACAGCAGAATATTTGCAAAAACACGGCGATCTAACATGGAAGGCCGCAAAATCATTAGCACAGAAAATCAAAGACTATCAGGAAGGCAAAAAATGAGAAAAGAACAATCATGCGACCAGGTCGGACCATATGTCCGCAAACCTTGGGAGCGAGTAAAAACGGTAACGCCCGTTTCCTCAGAATCAAAAACCCAGGCAAACCTGGGCAATGATACAAACGTCAATCAAATCGTGGCACGGTTCGCCAGGACCGGAGTAATGCCCACGCCAACATCAGAACCCGTCTATGCAGACGTAACAAATCTACAAGCACTCGATCTAACCCAGCTGATCGAAAACGCACGCGAAGCGCGCGAACATCTCGAACAA